CCCGCCCCCCCCCCCCCCCCCGCCCCCCCCCCCCCCCCCCCCCCCCCGCCCCCCCCCCCCCCCCCCCCCCCCCCCCCCCCCGGGGGGGGGGCCCCGGGGGGAGCCGCGCAAACCGCGAAGGGTTGGCGCCGGGGCGACGCTGCCGCCGCTGGGCGGGGCGGATGAGTGCGCGGGCGCAGCGCCGGCCGCAGCGCGGCGCCGGAATGAAATGACTGTTCCGCCGGCGATGGCGCCGATGCCGGAGAGCGTAAAGGTGTTCATGGTGCTGCGGGTGCCGCAGATGTGCAGCTATCCGATCGGCGAAGTGAAATCCAGGGATTTCCGATATTGCGACGCGCCGGCGGCGATGGGGAAGGTTTATTGTCCGGAGCATTGCGCGGTGTGTTTCGTGACGCCGGCGGAGGTTTCGGAGCTGCGCCGATGGGAGCGGGAGCGGGCGTGATGGAACTGACCGTCAAGGTGGAGTTTGGATATGCCGCCAACCAGTTTTTTATGGCCTGGGCGAAGTGGCTGAATGAGGGCGGGCCCGCGCGTCTGGCCGAGGCGCTGCGGCCGGTCCGCGCGACGGAGATGGGAGCGCGGGGGCTTCAACCACCCCCGGATGCGCCGGACCCTCCGGCGGGGAAAAAGGAAGATGATGTTCGCGCAAGCGGGCATGAACAGGATTCGCCGGCCGGCCTTTCACGGCCGGCGGATGGTGGGGGGGGCAATAACGAGATGTTATCGCCCGATCCCACGCCTTGCTTGGACGTTTCCTCCCTGAACTCGCCAGCGGCGGCGATGCCGCCGCTGGCTCTTTTGGGCGCGCGGAAATGGAGCGAGGAACGCTGCCGGCGGATGGCAGAGCTGAAGGCGGAAGGTAAGACGTTCCGGCAGATGTTGCCGGTGCTGAACAAGCTTCCGGGCCAAAAAATTTCCAGCCACACGGCGATTGAGCAGCAATACGGCAAAATGAAGAAGGCTGGGACGCTGCCTAAGGTGAAGGCCGCGGAAGCGGTTGCGAAGGCGGCGCCCCGGCCGGCGCCGGCGCCGGCGCGCGCGGTTGCGGCGACGGATTTGAAAACGCCGGTGAAGGCGCGGATTGCGGAAATTGAGCAATGGGCGGCGAGCCGCGGGCTGTGCAACGGCGTGAACGCGCGGCTGGACATGGACGCGGTGAACGCGAAGCGGCGGGAGCTGGGGCAACCGCCGTTCGAGCTGGTGCGGAAGCCGGCTTGATGACCCGTTAGGCTGGACCATACCGATGCGCGGGCAGGAGGAACGGCGGGAAGAACAGTCGACGCTATTCAGCCCGTTGCGGCTGATGCCGCAAAACCTGCAAGCTGAGCAGGCACTGTTGGGCGCGCTGTTGGCCAATAACAAGGCATTCGAGGGCGTCGGCGAGTTTTTACACCCGCATCACTTCGCGGATCCGGTTCACGGCGCGATTTTTGCCGCGATCTCGCGGCTGATGGATGCCGGAAAGGTCGCGGACCCGATTACGCTGCGGGCGGAATTCGAGAATTCCGGAACATTGCAGGACGTGGGCGGGATAGCTTACCTGGCCGAGCTTGTCGGCGCCATGGTGGGGATTATCAACGCGGCCAATTACGGGCGCACGATCCTCGATGCGTGGATCCGGCGCACGCTGATCGACGCGTGCGAGGTGGCCGTGAACAAGGCGTTCGCGCCGGGTGAAATGTCCGGCCAAGAGATTCTGGAAGAGCTGGACGTGGCGCTTCTTGCGATTACCGACGGCGCCGGCGATGTGAGGCCGGCAATGCCGGCCGGCGAAGCGGTGCACCAGGCTTTGACCATGGCGGCCGCGAATGGCGAGCGGGAAGAGACGTTGGCCGGGTTGACCACCGGCATTGACGGGCTCGACCAAAAAATCGGCGGGATGATCGACGGGCAGTTGTACCTTCTGGGCGCGCGGCCGGCAATGGGCAAAACCGGCCTGGCGCTGACGATTGCGGCGCGCGTGGCGTGGGCTGGCCGGATCGAGGAAGATGGGCGGGTTGTCCGCGCTGGAAACCATGTGCTGTTCTGGTCCGGCGAGATGGCGGCGGCGCAGATGGGTGCGCGGCTGGCGGCTTCCCATGCCAGGATGGAGGTGATGTCCATTTTCCGGGGAAAGAATTGGCAATTTCCGTACGAGGAAGTGGAGGCCAACAAAGGTAAGTTGCTGCCTTTGACAGAGGGCGACTGGGACAGGTTGATGCGCGCGCAGACCGATGCCCACCGGCTGACAATTGCGTTCGACGACAGGCCAGGCATTACCGTTTCCGCGCTGCGGGCGCGGGCCAGGCGGATGAAGCGCGCCAAGAAACTGGACATGGTGATTGTCGACTATATCGGGCTGATGCGGGCGAGCGCGCAGACCGAAAAACAGAAGCTTTACGAGCGACTGACCGAGATTTCCCGCGATTTGAAAATGATGGCGGCGGAACTCGCCGTGCCGGTGCTGGCGTTGACGCAGCTGAACCGGGACGTAGAGAAGCGTGAGGTGAAGGTGCCGCAATTGAGCGATTTGCGCGATAGCGGGGCGTTGGAACAGGATGCTTATTGCGTGATTTTTCTGCACCGGCACCACTACTATCTGGTTCAGGCCGGCGAGCCGGTGCAGGGCGCGAAAGAAACCCATGAGGTTTTCAATGAGCGCTACAACATATGGGTGGCACAGGTCCGGCAGACGCGCGATTCCGGGCTGCTCTCGGTCGCGAAAAACCGGAATGGGGCGACCGGCACCGCGCGGGTAAAATTCGACGCCAGGACGATCTGGTTCCGTGATGAGGCGGAGAGCGCGGACGACACGGCGTGGGGTGCATCATTCGATAGGGGGGGGTAATGGCGCGGAAATGTGCGAGTGCGGCGATCCTTGAGACGCTGGGCGACCCGCGGGTGGTGACGATGCCGGCGGCGGCGCAGCTTGTCTGGATACGGGTGGTCACCGCCATGCAGAAGGCGAGCATCGGGGTTTTGCGGTTCGGTTCGGAAATCATGAACCACTCGGATATCGCATTGTTCATCGCGGTACGGGAAACCGAATTGGAAACCCATTTGAAAACCATCGTCGAGCGGGGGCTGCTGACGATCGATGGGGATGGCGCGATCGCGTGCCCGATGCTGATCCAGGCGATAAGCCGCTCCGAGATCAATAAAATCAACGGTTCCAAAGGCGGGCGGCCGCGAAAGGACCGATCGCCTCCCGGTCAGGTAAACATGATGCTGCCGATAACCGGCGGCAAACAGGAAACCAAAATAACCGAAAGTGGAACCGAAAGTGGAACCGAAATCGGCGCGCTGGGGGGCGCTACTACTTACTTACCTTCAGAGTCAGTGAAGAGTGAGTCAGTGGTTGAAGTGTCCGAAACCGAATTCGAGGAAACCGGACGGGCGGTGCTGGCCGCCATGGGAGTTGATGAGGCGAGGTCTTTTCTGAATTACGGCCAAGTGCGCCAGTGGCTCGCCGATGGTGCGGATCGCGAGTTGATCCTGGGCGTGGTGAAGCTGAAAACCGGGCCGCATGTGCATTCGCTCAACTACTTCAATGCGGCGATCAAAGAGGCGATTGCGGCGCGGCCGCGACGAAAGCCTGATTGGGAGCGGCAATACGAGGCCGATCTGTCGACGTGGGAGCTGATGGGGAAATTGGAAAAGCGGCCTGATTATAACGATTATCGCGCGAGGGCGGCGTGACGGAAAACGACGTGATCAAGCGGCTGGAAGCGGCTGGGAAGACGCTAATGGCGCTGCCGGACAAGGGGTATTCGCCGGCGTTGCCGCCGCGCGTTTCCGTCGCGATGCCCGATGAGCTGGACGTGATGGCGATGGAGATTGCGTATGGCTGGGTGGTGCGGTTCATCCCGGTGGAGCAAGCGGAGATGCGGCGGGTGGTGCATATGCGCTCGCTCGTGCACCCGATTTCGAACCGGCATATCTGCGGGTGGCGCAAGATCGGCCGGATCATGCGGTGCGACTACAAGACGGTGCAGAGCCTGCATTCGCGCGGGATAAAAAAAATATTTTTAGGGGCTTCTCAAAATCCTCAAAAAACGGCATGAAAACGGATAGCATCGTGGCGCGGTTCAGGCCGAGCTAGCGAATCGATCCAAACCCCGCCCCTCGTGGCGGGGTTTTTCGTTGGGAGTGGTGGTTGACGGCTTTCATCTCGTTCAAGGAAATGACCGACGCGATGCGGCGCGATCTGCGGGAGGATTTCGTTGGAAATTTGCAATTCGCGAGCGTGGTGGCGCTGACGAGAACGGCGATGCGGTGCCGGGACGCGATGAAGGATCAGCACATGCCGAAGGCGTTCGACCGGCCGACGCCGTATGCGCTGAACGCGGCGCGGGCGGTGCCGGCGACGGCGAAGACAATGGCGAGCGCGGTGCTGTTGCGGGAGTTCGGCAGCAAGGGCACGCCGGCGGAGTATTTCCTCGGTCCGGAGATCGATGCCGCGCCGCGCCGGCAGAAGCGCGAGGAACGGGCGTTCTCGGCGGCGGGCGTGTTTCAGGGCATGGGCTTCGTGGTGCCGGGCGATCACGCGGACATCGATGCGTATGGGAATGAGACGCCGGCGGAAATACGCAAGATTATGAGCGTGCTGAGGGTGTTCGGCGAACAGGGGTACAAAGCCAACCGCACGAAGGGGTGGAGCAAGGCGACGCGGGTGGGGCAGATCTTCGTGGTGCGCGCTGGCGGGAATAGGCGCGGGCTGAAACCAGGGGTGTATCGGCGGACGGCCAGCGGCGGGGTGGAGTGCCTGCAGAAGTTTGTGAGGAAGCGGCCGACGTATCGGGTGCGGTTGCCGTTCGATGACCTGGTACTGGCGGATGCGGCGAGGATTATGCCGGAGGAGCTGGACAAGGCGATCGGCGTGGACTGGGCCGCTAAGAAGGTGGCGGCAAAATGATCGCGGGTCCTTCCTGGGGACCTATGGCAACCGGGGTAATTCAAACCCCGGTGGGGGGAGCGCTTTTTTATAAAAAAAATGGCGTTTTTGCTGGGGTTTGCGTTGGTGCGGCGCGCTGGGTTTGCGGTGGTGCGGCGGGCCGGGGGCGCGTTGGTGCCGGCGGGGGTTGCGGTGGTTGAGGTCAATCTGAAACAGATGGCGAAGCAGCTGGGGTGCTCGCTGCCGACGATGTCGGCGCTGGTCGACCGCTGGCCGGGCTTTCCGGTGATCGAGCGCGGTGATCTTGGCAAGCAATGGCGGTTCGACGCGGAGGCGGTGGTCGCCTTCCTGCAGGAAAAGCGCGCCGATGAATCGCGGTTGAAGGCGGCGCGGGATGAGCAACTGGCGCAGCTGACGCTGCCGATCATCCGGACAGACGATGCCGGCCGCACGATTTCGCTCGATGACCAGTTGAAGGCCGTGAAGCTGCGGGCCTTGCAACGGGAAGAGGCGAAGGAAAAGGGCTTTCTGGTGCCGACGCTGGAGGTGAGGGAAGCCCTGGAACGGGCGCTGCGGCGCTATGGCGATGTGGAGGCCAGCGCGATCGAACGGGTTGTGCGTAACCACAATCTGCCCGACGCCGTGAAGCGGGCGCTGGAGCGCGAGTTTCAGGAGGCGCGGGTGATGTTTGTCCGGGAGGCCGGCAAGTTCATCGCCGATACCGCAAAGGATGACGGGCTTGCTCTCTTCGGCTGAACATGGCTTCGCGTCCGGCGCGGCCGTGGTGGCCGATGCCCTGAAGGCGTTCCTGCCGCCGGAACCCACCAATGTCGCCGATTTCGCGGCGGCGCATCGCTGGCTTTCGAACGAGGGCGGCGGCTATGTGGGGCGCTGGAGCCATGAGGAAGCGCCCTATCTGATCGCGCCGATGGAGGCGCTTTCCGGCGAGGAATATTTGACGGTGGCCGTGGTGGGCCCGGGGCAATGCGGCAAAAGTGAAATTGCCCGGAACTGGCTGTTGACCACCGTGCTTTCCGATCCGGCCGACATGCTCTGGTATTCCGGCAGCGAGCCGCTGGTGACCTCAGAAGTGAAAGGGCCGATCGCCAAGCTGCTGCAGGACCATAAAGCGATGCGGGAGCTGCTGCGCGACAACAGCCTGGCGTTCAAACGCTTCGGCCCCATGAAGGTGGAATTCCTGGCCGGGATCATGAACAACTTCGTGGCGAAGACCGGGCCGCGGATCGTCGCCGATGAGTGGGACATTATCTGCGCCGGCGTACCGGCCGCGAAGGCGCTGCTGGATGTGCGCCGGCAGACGTTCAAGCGGCGGAGCAAGCTGCTGGCGCTGAGCCATCCGGACCTGGTGCAGGGCTACGAGGAACGGGACTGGGAACTCGGGATCATGGCGCTGTTCCGGGACAGCACCCGCAACATCTGGTTCTGGCCGTGCCCGAGCTGCGGTGCCTGGAGCTCCCCCGTGCCGACCGCGAATTTGCACATGGCGATCCATTACGACGAGACCGGCAGCGACGAAGAAATCGAGGCCGGCGCCAGGCTGCTCTGCCCCGTCAATGGCTGCCTGATCGAGGACAGCCAGCGGCGGGGGATGAATCTGCGCGGTAAATGGGTGGGGCAAGGGCAGCAGATCGACCAGGATGGCGTGGTAACCGGCGAGCGGGTGCGGCGGGATATCGACGGGTACTGGATTGTGGGCGCGATGTCGCTGTTCACGCTGGGCGGGATCGGTGGCCTGGCGGTGGACCGGGCGCGGGCGGAACGGCAATACGCGATCGACGGGGAACGCAAGCCGCTGGCGCAGACGCTTTCCAAGCGCTGGGGCATCATGCTCGACCGCAAGCGCGAGCTGGGCGAGATCGACGCCGGCACGCTGGCCGCGCGGGCGGACAAAGACCTGGTGCTGGGCAGTGTCGCGAACGGCGTTCGCTTCATTACGGTGTTCGTAGATGTGCAGGGCAATCGGTTTGAATTGATGGCGCGCGGATGGTGCGCCGACGGCACCTCGACCGTGGTGGATTTCCGGCGAATCGACGCCTCGCCCGGCACCAGCGGCGCGGACTGGGACGATTTGCTGGCGTTCGCGACCACTCATGCGTGGCCGCTGGCGGATGGCACAAGGCGCGGCATGCGGGCGATGATGGTGGGTTACGACACGTCCGGCGTGCCGGGGGTGACGCTGCAAGCCTATAACGCGTGGAAACGGCTGAAGGCGGCGCGGGCCGTGCGGCCGTTGGGGCGGATCGACGGGCGACCGGCGTTCAACGTGCTGCCGATGAAAGGGGCAAGTACGGCGAATCCGCCACGCCTGTCCGTGGTCTTTCCGGATGCGGTCCGCGGCGACCGGTTCGCGCAGGCGCGGGGCGAGGTGCCGGTGGGCATTTTTGCGCCGAACGCGTTCAAGGACGATCTGAACGACCAGCTGGCGATCGCGGACGGTGCCACCGGCTTCGTCCGGTTTCCGGCGGCGCTGGGAAAACCGCCGATTTCCCCCACCGAGAATGCCTGGTTCGAGCAGCTGTTGGCGGAAGCCCGCGACAAGAGCGGAAGGTGGGAGCCACGGCGCCAGGGGCACCCGAACGAGGCGCTCGACCTGATGGTGGGGACGCATGTGCTGGCCTTTGCGTTGGGGCTGCGGCGCATCCGTTGGGATGCCGGCTGCCCGCCCTGGGCGCGGCCCTGGGAGCAGAATGCCAATGTGGTGCCGCTGGGTGGCGCGGCAGCCGCGGCCGCCACCACAGTGGCTGCCCAGGAGCGGGGACAGGGCGGTTTGCCGGGCACCCCGGCGACGGTGGCCGCGCCGCTGCCCGTGACGGCGCCACCGGCCGCGACGCGCCCTGTGGCCGGGCGCGTCGCGGACCGGCATGGGACGCCGTTTCCGAGCATTCGCGAGATGGTGACCAGCGTGGTGCGGCGATGAGCGGCGCCGGAAACCCGACCGGCACGTATACGATCACGCTGATTCCGCCGGTGATGTCCTGCACGCCGGCGCTGCCGCAACCAGGCGGCTGCGGCGGCCCGTTCGCGGGACTGCCGACCACCACCCTGCAGACCGCCCTGGCCACGGCGCAGCAGGCGCTGCTGGCGCTGACCAGCGGCGCGATGCCCGTTACCGTGAGCTATGCGGAAGGACAGGGGCACCGGCAGGTGGTCTATAACCGGGCCAATAGCGACGATCTGCGGCAGGTGATCAAGGACCTGCAAATGGCGCTTGGCATATACCGGCGCGCCGCGATCGGCGTGCAGGTTGGCCGGCGGCGGTGTTGGTGATGAGCGCCGCCCAAAATACCAAGCTGATCTACGCCGACGGCACGCCGGTGCCGCGGGCCGACGTGAAGGCGGCGCGGATGCAGGCGAGCGTGGCGCAAGGCGGGCTCTCGCCTTGGCCGTACGACGCCGCATCCCGGTACGGCAACGAGATTAACGACTGGTTCCCGTTCCTGCGGTCGCCGGACAGCGAGATCAATTTCGACGCGGATATCATGCGGGCGCGGTCCCGCGACCTGGTGCGCAACGACGGTTGGGCGGCGGGGAGCATCACGCGGATCGTCGACGGCATGGTCGGCAGCAACTTTCATGTGGTGCCGCAGCCGAACTGGCGGGCGCTACAGCGGATCGGCGGCCCGAAATTCGATTCGAAATGGGCGGCGGAATTCCGCGCCGCGGTGATTTCCGAATGGCGGATGTGGGCGGAAGACCCGCTGTTCTACTGCGATGCCGGCCGGTCCATGAACATGACCCAACTGTTCTACCAGGCGGCGCGGCACAAGCTGGTGGATGGCGACGCGCTGGGCATGCCGCAATGGATGCCGGAAAATCTGGGCTATGGCGCGGCGAAATACGCGACCGCGGTGAACGTTATCGACCCTGACCGCTTAAGCAACCCGTACGAGATGATGGACACGCACTGGCTGCGCGGCGGCGTCGAGCTGGGCGCCAACGGCGCGCCGGTGGCCTACCATATCCGCAGAGCGCACCAGAACGATTCCTACGATACCGGCCTTTCGATGATGTGGGACCGGTTCGAGAGGCAGACGGATTGGGGGCGCCCCCTGGTGGTGCATGATTGCGACCGCGACCGCGCGGGGCAGCACCGGGGCATAGGTATTCTCACACCCGTGCTCCCGCGCTTCAAGGTGCTGGCGAAATACGACCAGGTGGCGTTGCAGGCGGCGCTGATGCGCACCGTATTCGGGTTCTTCATCAAATCGCCTTATGACGACGCGCAGGTGCGCCAGGCGATGGAAACCATGGATACGGACGACAGAAAGCTGTACCTGTCCGGCTACCAATCCATGCGGCAGACGCTGGGCGATCCGAACGGCGTTTCCCTGGCCGGCGCGAAAATACCGGTGATGGCGCCGGGCGAGGATATCGTCCAGGTCGAAACCCACGGACAGGCCGAGGATTTCGACATATTCGAGCACACGTTTCTGCGCGGCATCGCTTCCTGCACCGGCGAGAGCGCCGAGGAAATCACCAAGGACTACACGCATACGAATTATTCCTCGGCGCGGGCCGCGCTGCTCTCCGTCTGGCGGACGATGCTGAGGCGGCGGGCCGGCTATACGACCGGATTCTGCACGCCGATCTATGTGGCGTGGCTGGAAGAGGCGGTGATGATCCGCAAGACCGTTCCGCTGCCGAAGGGCGCGCCCGATTTTATTTCCATGCGGGCAGCCTATGGGCGGTGCGAATGGATCGGCCCCGGGCGCGGCTGGATCGACCCCGTTAAGGAACGGCAGGGCGAGGTGCTGGGCCTCGATGCCGGGTTCGGGACGCTGCGGAATACCTGCGCGGATATTTCCGGCATGTGGTGGCAGGACGTGATCGACGAACGGGCGGTCGAGGAAGAGTACATGCGCGAACGCGGGCTGACGATGCCGGATTGGGCCGCAGCGGACCCGGTCCCAGCGTCGCTTATGGAAGAAAAGCCGCAGCCGCAATGAGCGAGCGAGGCGCGATGCAAGGTCTGGCGGCGCGGCTGTTGAACCGGCCGATGTTGTTGCTGCCGGCGAACGCGGAGGCCCTGGTGGCCGCGATGTCAACCATGACGCCCTATGGCGACGCGGATGCCGGCCAGCGCAAAGCGTATGAAGTGGTGCCGCCGGGGATCGCGGTGATCAGCGTGAGCGGCATTCTGGTGCAAAAGCTGGGCAGCTGCTATTCCTGGGGCTTTGTCACCGGATATGACGGGATCCGGAAAAACATCATCGATGCGTTCGAAGATGACGAGGTGAAGGCGATCGTCCTCGACATCGATAGCTGCGGCGGCGACGCGGCCGGATGCTTCGACCTGGCCGACATGATTTTTGGCGCGCGCGGCGAAAAGCCGATCTGGGCGATTTTGAACGAGAGCGGGTATTCGGGCGCTTATGCGATCGCCTCCGCCTGCAATAGAGTGACGATACCACGCACCGGCGGCGCCGGCTCGATCGGCGTGATCGTGCTGCTGGCGGATTTTTCCGGAGCGCTGGACCAAGCCGGGGTAAAAATCAACGTGATCCAGTTCGGCGCGCGCAAGGCGGACGGACAGCCGTTCGCGCCGCTGACGGACCAGGCGCGGACGCGGTTCCAGGCCGATGTGGACACGGTGGGCGAATTGTTCGTGGAGACGGTGGCGCGCAACCGGGGGCTGGCGGCGAGTGCCGTGAAGGACCAGCAGGCCGGATGCTTCATGGGGCAGAACGCGGTGAGCGCTGGCCTCGCCGATCTGGTGGCGGCGCCCGATGCGGCGTTCGCGCAATTAGTGGCAACGATCAAAACCTGAAGGACCGGTCAATGACGATTTTCAAGACAAACCTGCTCAACGGGGTGCCCTCGCTCGCCTTTTTCTCCGGCATCGGCCGGGGGATGGCGGCGCCAGCGGCGCGCACCGAGCCGGTTCTGGCGCCGCCCGCGCGATCCGCGAAGAAGGCGGAGACCGACGACGACGACACGCTGGACAATGACGACGACGCGCTGGAAGACGATAACGACGGCAAGGACGCGCCGGATGATTCCGACGACGCGGAAACAGCGGCTGCGAAACGGACGCGCCGGCGGGCCAGAAAGGCCAAGCGCATAAAGGATGAAAAATCCAAGAAGGCGGAAGGCGACGGTGATGACGGTGACGCCGAGATGCGCGGCGGATCCCCGCTGGCGCTGGCGCGCTTGCGCGAACGGCAGCGCTGCGCCGCGATTTTCGCGAGCGAGGGTGCGGCGGACAACATCGAGATGGCGGCGCATCTGGCTTTCAACACCAACCAGACGCGGACAGAGGCGATTGCGACGCTGGAGGCCGCGCCAAAAGGCGGCGGCATGGCGCGCGCGATGAATGCCTATGCGGGGCACCGGGCCGGACACGATGTGCCGGGGGGCAATAATCCGGCGAAAGCGGCGGCGGCGAACTGGGATGCGGCGCTTTCCCGCAAGAAAGGCCGCTGATTTCAATCGGCTGAATGATTTTTAGGCAAAGGAACGGAAGATGGTTTCCCCGATTCTCTACGAGCTGTTTTACGACGGCGCATTCATTGTGTCCGAAGCGCCCGGCCACCAGTCGATCGATCTTGGCTGCATGGACAATGCCACCGGCTCCGACATCCTTTACGAGGGCGGGCTGGTGGTGGTGCAGGCGGCGGCCGGCGCGATTGCGTCTTCCCATCCCGCCAATGTGGGCAACGGGACGATCGGCAGCCTTTCGACGCTCGCCAACAGCCAGTACGGCACCTATGTGCTGACCGCGACGTCCGCGACGCAATTCAACGTGGTGGACCCCGGCGGCGACCAGATTGGCGTCGCGACGGTGGGCACGGCGTTCGCGGGCCCGCAGGTGGGCTTTACCATTACCGCCGGCGGCACGGCGTTCGCGGCCGGCGACATCTTCAACCTTGCGGTGACGGAGCAGACCGGGGGCTGGCAGAGCTGGACGGGCGGCAGCATCACCACGGCGATCGGCATTTTGTACAACCGCGTATGGGTGCCGGCCGGCACGTCCGCTAAGGTGGGTATCGTCCGGCGGAACTGCGAAGTGGTCCTGGCCGAACTACAATGGGATCCGGCCGTCACCGGGTCCGGCTCCGTTGCAACGCTGGAAGCGACGGCGGTGACGGCGCTGGCCGCGACCGGCATTATCGCTCGCTGAGCGGCTTAAGAGAAAGGCAAAGATCATGTCTGGGTCCATGGGTACAATTCTAAACGTCTTCCGTAACGACGCGTTTTCCACCGTGCAGATGACCACGGCGGTCGAGCGCAACCCGTATCTGCCGACGGGTCTCGGCGAGATGGATTTGTTCGAGCCGAATCCGATCCGCACGAAAGCGGTGGCGGTGGAGCAACGGGCCGGGCAGCTCGTGATACTGCCGGTTAGCGCGCGGGGCACGCCGCCGACCGAGCGCGTGACCGAAAAGCGCCAGATGCGTTATTTCCAGTGCCCGCGCATTGCCGCCGGCGATACGGTGATGGCGGATGAGATCCAGGATGTGCGCGAGTTCGGCAGCGAAAGCGTGCTGATGCAAATGCAGGCGGAGGTGGGACGGCGGCTGAGCGGGCCGACCGGGAGCCTTGCCAATATCGAGTACACCAAGGAACGGATGCGGCTGGGCGCCATCCAGGGCATCTTGCGGGACGCCGACGACACGATCCTGTTCAACTGGTTCAATGAATTCGGGATCACCCAGCAAGCCGAATTCGTGTTCAACCTACTCGCGCAGGTGCCGGGGTCGCTGAGGCCGATCTGCAACACGATCGTTCGCGATATGAAACGCGCCGCCAAAGGCGCGTTTTTGCAAAGCACCCGGGTGATGGCGCTGTGCGGCGATAATTTCTGGGACGCGCTGACCAATCATGTCGACGTGACGCGGACCTATTTGAACTGGACGGCGGCGGCGACGCTGCGCCAGGGGCAGGCGTTCGACGCCATGGAGTATGGCGGGATTTCCTGGTTCAACTATCGCGGGTCCGACGACGCTTCCACGATTGCCGTTGCGAGCAACAAGTGCCGATTTTTTCCGCAAGGCGCTCCCGGCGTTTTCAAGGAGGCGCTGGCGCCGGCGGAATTCGTGCCGTGGGTGAATACGCTCGGCAAGGGCGTGTATATCATTCCGGTGTTCGACCGCGAC